ACTAATGCAATGTTATCTGGATTTATAACTCCATCATCTTCATAAGTATATACTCCAGATACAGCCATCTGTGCATTTTGTAATATTAATTCTATAGTTAAGTTACAAGTTTTGATTGCACCTATTGCATTAAATATTGGTCCACGTCCATATACTTCACCAGATGCTTTGTTCCATCTAAACACAAGATATGGATTAGATCCTTCACCCTTATATATTTCTTCAAATATAATTTCTTTCATCTCTTTTAAGACAACACAAAATTTATATTTTTCTACATTCTGTTCATATACTTTGTATACAGCTTCAATGATTGTACATTCTTTCTGCCTCATTAAATCGAAATTTTCTGGCATAATAGCTTTAGGATATAGTATCATTATGTGTTCTGGTTTAACTTTTCTAGTTCTATAAATAGTATCTACTTTACCATCTGGTCCATTCATCAAACATACTTTAGGTAATGGTACTGATGTAAACTTAATTGGATTAACAGCATCACCTTCTTCAACAAGCATACAACCTGTACCTACAGCAAGATCCATAAAACATTCGTGTATCTCTTGATTAAAGTTTGAGCTTTGTATTACTTCAAATACATAATCTGTTATTTGATCTAGTTCTAAATTAACTTGTGGTTTTTGATCTTCTGGTATTTCTACACCAGCTTGAAAGTCTGCCCATCTAGCAAATGTAGGAACAATACCTGCTTGTAATCTACTAGCAAATTCTTGTACTCCTACTACTGCTGTTTCATCAAATATTTTATCTGTTCTTCTTTGACCTGGAGATTCTTCATAGAATGATTCTCTATTAGGTAAACAATATTCATATGCTTCTTCAAACTTTTCTCTCCAATGATCTTTAACTGAAAGAGCTTCTTCGTATTGTTTTATTATTGCTTCTGCTTTGTTCATTTTCTAAACCTTTTTGTTTTTGCTGCTATCCCTTTAGGTTGTTTAACAAATTGTTTACCTTTTTTAAAGCCTTTTGCTTTAGCTCTATTAGTTGCTGCTTTTTCTTTTGCAGATAAACTTTTCCAAGCTTTATCAGGTAAATAACGTCTTTTGCCCTCTGATTTTTTTCCACTACTTGTTCTCCATTTTTGTTTAGACCATTTAGATAATTTATTCTTTCCTGACTTAGAACCTCTATAGCCTCCACCTGCTTTCTTATAAATTTTAACAGCAAGTTGCATAGCCCTTGCAGAATGTTTACCACCCATTCTAGCTTTAGCTTGTGCTTTAGCTCTAGCCCATAATGCAGGATTTGTTTTTTTAGCTGTTGCCATTTACTTTTTCTTTTTATGCCTATTAGCAAAGTTTCTAGCTGCTTCAACACTTCTAAACCCCCATGCTCTTAATGCCAATGCTTTACGAGTCGGTCTACCCTTCTTGTCTTTCATTGGACCTTTCATACCTGCAAACCTAGCTGCGAAGCTTATCCTTCTAGGATTGACTCCACGCTTTACAGGTGGTTTTAAATTAGCACCTTCTTTACGTTTAAAGAAAGCTCTGCCTTTTGCGGTTAGACCACCTTTGGGATTTTTATGTTCTTTTCTCATTATCCAAAAAAGCCTCGACCACCTGCTCTAGCAAATAAAGATCTAGCTCCTATGATTCCTTTTGCTTTTTTAGTTGCATAAGCTTTGGATTCACGTTCCATATCTGCTTGTCTTTTTTCTTCAGCAGCTCTATCAGCTGCCATTTGTTTTTCAAGAGCATCATTTCTTGGTGGGGCTTTTGGTTTTGAAAAAATACCACCCATTATCTGTCCTCCCATTCGTCATCAAAATCAAGATCTTCCATGTCTTTAGATGTTAAACTTCCATAACCTTCTTCAAGTTCTGCTAGAAGATCATCTTCTTCTTGGTGAAGATCGTTTATTTTATTCATAAACTCATCTTCTTGTTCATGAAGATCTCTCATCTTATCAACAATGTCAGATATTTTTTTTGGTTTTTTTGCCATAGTTTGGATCCTTTGGTTCGTAAAATGACTTATATCCAGCTTTTATCAACGCACAATAAAGCTGGTAAGGTGTAAAGATCCACCATCTATAAAATCCAATCAATCGCATTATCCAAGATACACAAGTAATATCTTTTATTCGCAGCAGCTTCCAATCATCTTTGACTGGGCATCTTAATACTTTGTATTGTTTTAGAAAAGCAAGTATATCTTCTACTTCATCTTTTGATAAAAAAGATAGCTTTGTACCTGCGTGTGTAAATTCAAGGTGTACCCATTGATCTGCTTCTGCATTATATGTAAGTCCACCACAATGTTTATAACCTGTTCTTAAAAAATATAACCAATCACTATATTCATAGTTTTCTGCTTGATAAAAATATATCAACCATTCTTTCTGAAAAGATCCCATACCTTCCTTTGCTTTGGTTTTTTAGTTTTAAATACGTCCCATTCTTTATTAGCAATAACATTCTTACTTGTTTTTTGTCCTGCAAGAATAGTTCTACCTTCACCAGCTCCCATCATTAAATATTGTAATGCATCATGCACGTGAGAGTATCTATTCTTTAATGGCTTCTCATCATATCTATCTCCAGATACTTGTAGTCTTCTATAATGATAGCCACCATTAAAACCTTTTTTTAAGTTTACACATTTTTTGTCTAGCAAGAATCCTGGCTTACCATCTAGTAATCTAGATAGAGCTGAGTCTACAGCTTCTATTCTTAGAGCTACATCATTAGATGGTGCAGGTTTAGCTTTTAATCCACATTGCCTCATAATTTGAAAAGGTGTTCTTTCATCTGTTTGTGATCTAAAATCTCCAGCAGGATCTCCATATATATCTACTTCATATCCTTTGTAATATTTTGCAATCTCAGTTCTTAATAATTCAGAAAATCTAATTACACCCATATCAAAACATACAAGCTCATTTAATAATATCCATCTACCTGTTGTAAGTCTTTGTCCAAATACAGCAGCAGGTGTAAGTCCAAAGTCAACTCCAATATATATTGTTTGATGTTTACTTGGTATTAGATCTTCTTTTGCACAATGTAGTTCTTGTTTAAAGTTTGGATATACAGGTTTACCTTCTTCAATAGATCCTAGTTTATTTAATACATAAACATCTATCCAACCTTTTGTTTTACCTCTAATAATATTATCATAGTATTTATTTGTAAGATTAGTTTTATTTTCTGCTAGAGT